CAAGCTGCAGACGTTAAAAACGAATCTGATCTTAGTGTTGACGTTTCAAGTCTCGCTTCAATCGATTCTGGTCATGATACAGACATCTCCAGCCTTGCTGCTGTAAGCTCAGCTGGAACATCTGATCTTGATGTTGATATCTCCAGTTTAGCTGCAGATATATCAACTAATGACGTTGTTGCGATAAGTCAAGCTATTAACGGAACAGAAAACTCGCCAATTAGCGAAGTTACCGTAACTTTTGGTAGAACATTTGCTTCTGCGCCAAAAGTAATTGGTATCATGAAAGCTGGATCGAGCTCTCCAATTATTGCGTGTCAATTATCAAGCATATCAACAACTGAAGCTGTATTCCAGCTTAGTGATGATATTGTAACTAGTAATGACTACACATTGGAAGTTTTAGCTTCTGTTTAATAGAAAAATATTTGTTTATTTTTGGCGGTCCTTAGGGACCGCCTTTTTTGTGTAAAATAATATATGAATGAAAAAGATTTGTTTAATGATTTATTTTCGGAGAGAGAGAAGCATCCTCTGGGCAAATATGAGCCTGGCAATAAAAAGTTTATTAAAGAAAATTTACCAACAAGATATTCTGAACCTCAAGCTCAAAAAAAGTTAAAGAAAATATTTAATAAATTAAGGCATAAAGCTATATATTTGAATATGGAATATGAAGACTTAGTTGAAGAATTTGATGAAATTAGAAGAGATTTTATAGGTAAAATGCTTGATTACTGTAATAATAAAAAAATACAAGACCCATTTCAGTCCGTTCCTGATGAAAGAGATGGATCTACTGAGTTATCTAACGATGAGATGAATGATTTATTTCGAGAAGTTGTTAAAAAAACTCATCCAGATTTAAATAAAAACTTACCAAAAGACGAATTGAATGAAAGACTAGATATGTATAATGAGGTTATAGAGGGAAAACAAAACGGAGATTTTCGCAAAATACTAAAGGTAGCCTTAGAGCTAAATATAGGTATTAAAAATATATCTCCAGAATTTATAAGCCAATTAAAGAAAGAGATACAAAAAATGCAAAAACAGATACATCATATTAGGAATGATATAATGTATAAGTGGCACAAGGGAAATCCTGATATTAAGAAATCTATATTTGAATTATTGACAAAAAATCAAAAGCCTTTATAATCATAAACTATGATAGAGTTTTATAATGTAAAGAAAAAACAAAAGGTATTAATACCTGAAGAAAGAGTTTCTAAAAAAACATATGAAAAGACTACTAAAGCAGGAAAATTATCTATAAGATATTCTTTAAAAGCTGTAGATGAGGATGGAACTAAATTAACAAAATTTTGTACTAAAGCTGATTTTGATTCAGTTTAATTATTCTGAAACAATAAAAGTTGCTGGGTTTGCCGTAGAACTATTTGCTGATCTATTTAACTTGTCTAAATTAAAAACATGATCTCCATTACTATCTGTGAGTCCGTTTGAATCACATACAGTAAATTTATTATTTAAATCATAAGAATTATCTAATTGTATTCCATCTGAATAATTTTGATATGTGTAAATAGTTCCTCCGTTTACAGCAGTTCCTCCTTCAGATACGTTTTCGAACGATATATTTGAAGTATTTGTTACGGTTGTTCCTATAGGGGCTAATCCAGCCCCTATGCTATTAGGAGAAGCTATAATTGTTCTAGAATTAAAACCTTCTAGTGTATAATTTGGATTCGTTGTTATTGCAGTTGTAGTAATTCCTGCTAGATTTGTTGCAGAAACTTGCCAATTAAAAGTCCCTTTAGTGTTGGAATCTTCAACTGTAATTCTGTAGGCGTTACTAAATTTCCCCACGCCTGAGGCGGTTTGTGTTAAATTTGAAGGGTTTGTTTGATTTGGGTCTAGACTTAAAATAGGAGATTCTAGCATCAGCTGGTTAGTAGTCAGATTAAAGTTGTCACTAATAGGAGAGGTAGAAGTTTTTATTTTAGAGTTTAAATTGTTAATATTTATGGTTAAAGGGGCGTTTGCAATGTTTACTATTTTAAATTTTTCTGTTACGGCGCCATTTGATGAGCGGGTCGCAGAGATCTTAAAATTATTTTGACCCCCATCTATATCTATATTGTAGTCTCCGCTTAAATATCTAGCTATCTTTAAACCTTCTTGTTGACTAGGATTATCTATGTTTAATTGATTGTTTGGAGATGAATAAGAAATTTGGTCAAAGTTTGAGATTAAATTTTCAACTTCTGCAAACTCAGATGATTTAATAGCATCTTGATTTGATGGATACGATACATCTTGAATTTGTATAGACGGAAATGTGGCATTATGTACTTTCGCTGTATCTAAAGTTGTAAATGAATCACTTAAAGTTCCGAAATTATTTTTAACTGTAAATGTTGCTGATTGATCTCCGTCTCTAGAATTTGATCCAAGCGGACCAAAAACTTTTATTGGCACTAAAAATCTGAAGTTGCCATTTGTTAACGTGCTTTTTGAGTAATTTGAAGAATAGGAGGTTTGTGAGCCGTCGCTGATTCCATTATTTTTTACAGATATTTGAATCTGATTTAAGTCAACTCCTTTACCATTTATTTCTATTGAGGCATTTACCGTATCACCAGACTTAACTTCAGAGGTTCCAATTATGTGAGGTGAAGTGGATAATGAAGCTAATGAATCCATGGATGCTTCAACTATAACCGGGCCATTTGCGATTTTAATATTAACGTATTCTTTATCTGTAGCTCCATTACTACTTCTTATAGCAAAAATTTCTAAATTATCTTGATTATTGTAAACTCCATTTACGTAATTTACTTTTTTTGATAATTGAAATAAGTTAGGGTTTTCTATTGAGATGTCTGAGGTTAACTCTGTGTATTCTACAGAATCCGTTGTGTTTGACCAATTTGAAATATTATTATTAAAATTAACACTTTCCCCTTCTCTTAGCCCATCTTGTCTTCCGTTGTAGGACAATGGGTCTGAAACTTGTATTTGTGGATAAGTTTGATCCAAGTTTCTTGTTCCGCTTAAATGGTTAAAATCTGAGGATTCTTTTAATTCTCCAGTACTCCCAAAATTATCTATAGCTTGAACGGCAACCGATAAAGCTCCATTTCTATTTGATACGGTAACTGGTATAGTTGCTCTATAGTTTGACCCTATACTTTGTAGATTATAGTTTGTATAATTTATTTCTTCCGCTAAACCAAAGTCATAAATCTTAATAAGGTCGACATCATTCCTATCGAAGTCTACATATATATTAATAGAATCTCCTTGCTTTAAGTGAGAAGTACCTAATCTTTGTCCATTTTTGGGTGTAGCATTTTGGATTTCGTCTATTAGTATATTTACTGGGGTAGGTCCTCCTCCTAATTCAGTTATTGGTAATAAGGAAGTTCTTCCATTTGCTTCTCCGGTTATATTAGTTAATCCTGCGGCGTTTATACCATCTATGTATCCTCTAAACCTTCTAGTTCCATCGCCAATTTGATTAATATTAGATCTTGGAATCTCTTCGCCATTTATTGTTGCTGTACCCATATAGGATTCATTTGGTCCGTCCCACTCGAAATAAACTTTTAAGTCTGAGGCTGTATCTACTGTAACCCCGGAAAGGTATGTTTCGGTATTGGGGGTATTGTAAAAAAATTTTTCTTCAATACCTGCGTTATTTAATACATCGGAAAAAAAACAGAATTCAGCTGCTCCAGATTGGACTTCTAGTATTGAAGTTCCTAATTTCTGCACATCAACACCATCTAGTGTCAGTCCATTTACAAAGTTTCCACTAGCGAATTCAACATTATCCGAAGAGCTGAGGGGTTGGTCCATAGAGAATTCGAGTCCTCTAATATATAGATTATCAAAAACCCCTGTCGCCCAGGCTTTTGATATTTTACCAATGCTTCCTTCTCCGCTATTTCTTGGTACTAAATTTCTTGTCGCCATTAATATTACTACACTTTATTTTTAAAAATCAGATAAAACAGATCTTTTCCATTCGTTGTCTTTAGTACATACGTACATATAATGTTCGTCGTAAGCTATTTGACCTTTATAGCCTAATGAATTAGATGTTTTGGGCGCTGGAATGTCGATAGTATCTTGATGCTCATTTCGTTCTACTCCTATAGATATATCTTCAGTGAATGCTTCTGGGCCCATATTATATCTCCAATGATTAGCTCTTAATTCAAGATCTCCTTCGTTTCTTAATATCCACATCGAATCTGAGATATAGTTTGATAAAGAAGGCGTTAAATCTCCATTAGCATCTTCTACGAAAGCTTCTTCTAATTCATATCTAGATTCAAGGAAATGATTTTTGTCTCCAGTGATATAATCTATGAAATTAACTCCGCTAATAAATAAACCTGTTACAGCATTAACTTCTTCAACAAAAAGAGATGTATCTTCTAGTGTTAATTGAGGATTTAATGGATTAGGGCCAACAACATACTTTGTCGGTCCAACTCTTTTTATAGCTTTTTGTGTGTCAAAAAATTGCATTTGGTATTAATATGCTGATAAAACTAATCTTTTTAATTGATTGTCACTAGTTTTTATATAAATATAATCATTATCATAAGATAATTTGCCTACCGATCCTCCTTTATAATTGATAGAATATTTTATTGTATATCCTGATATAGTATGCGGTCTTTTTACATATATATTTTTAGCTTCATCTGTGTTGATTTGTACCGCTCCATCTGGGTATAAATATATTAAGTTATTTTCTTCGTCGAGATCCGGATCATATGATTTATCTATTGTGTGAAATTGTATAGGGTAGGGGGATTCATTGAATATAACCACGCTCTCCGCTAAACCTGATTGATATAATTCAGAGAAGTCGAGTAACTCGTATGAATTTATTTTACTAGCTAGTGAGTTTTCTTGTCTTAGGCTAAAATTAGTATCTGTATGAAATACCCCGTTGGACTCTATACATCTGCCTGTATCTATAGTTTCCTCGTGAATAAAATATTCTGGATGTCCTGTCTCTGGAGATTCAGGGTTTGTTCTAGCGTTTTCAAAATGAACATTAAATATATCATTCATTATAAATTTATTTTGACCATAACAGCTTTCGGGTGTTGATAACCCTCTAGTTTGATCTGGAATATTTTCCAATAAAATAAAGTCTTCTTCTATTTTTTGATTAACAGTTTTTGTTATAGTTGTAGAGTTGAAGATATTACTTTCTTCTTGGTTATCTATAATCTCTCTTATTCCTGATAACAACTGCTCTGAACTAGAAAGCATGCCAGAGTTGGATTCATTAAGTTTTATTAATAAATTCTCTACTTCTTCAGATCTAGAGTCCTCTGAAGGTTCCCATCTTCCGCTTTGGATGTTCCACTTATATGAAAAAGTTGGCTGTGGAGAAAGGTGATCTAGTTTTGTAATGTCCGTATATAACGGATTGTTTTTATAATCTTCGCTTGCCATACGAAGATATTACACTTTTTTTTAGTCTGTATCTAGATGGTGTTTTATACCATTTCTTTTTTTCTTATACTCTTTAAAGTATTTTTTTTGAACTGGATCGTATCCTAATTTATCTTTTCTTTTTTGACTCAACTCTCTACTTTGATCTATAAGGTCTCCATATGAAACTTTTTGGTTTGATGTTTTTTGTAGAAAAGCTTGGTTATCAAAAGGATCTGTATCTGAATCTATATTTGCTTGAGGTATATTCCATACTCTATTCCATTTAATTCCTTCTTTGTCTACGTAAATATGTTCGTCATTCATTCCTTGAATGACATCTACGGTTTCTTCTGTTTCAGGGTGTTCGTATGTATATAAAGGCATTATTCTAGTATTTTATTTAAGGTTTTTTCGTAAGTGAATTCATCTTTGAGTTTTTTACCTTCTTCGTTAACTATTTTACATTTATTTTCTGCAATTTCTAGAGCTGAAATAAATTGATCTTCATTAAAAGAATATATGTTTCCTTGGTTGAAGGAAGCTCCTTCTTGAAAGAAAATATCATCATAAACAGGCTCTGTACCTAAGGGCTCAATTAACACACTGTTTTCGGAGGTAGCCCAATCGCGATGACTTGTACAATTAAGAACTATACTCCACTTACCTAAGCAGGTAGCATTGAAGGATGGTAAGTTCCACCCTTCTCCCCCACTCATTCCGCCTAGGTCAATATCTATCGCATTAAGAAAGTCATTTACCTGACTGTTCTTAGGTAAAAAAGGCATGAAGTTTATATTTCCATATCTTTTGCCCTCTAAAATATTTGCTATTGAAGACTCCATCTGTTCTTTTTTAAAAAAAGGATTCGTTATGCAACAAGTTAATTGGTATTTATAATTATTTCCATACTTCTTAATCCATGCTCTAATTATTTTTTCTGTATGTTTTCTTTTTTCGAATTTACCCATTAAACCAAAATGAATTTTGTCTGGCATGTAAGTTTTATTAGTTTCGTAGAAGGATTCGTCGAAACCTAGCGGTGCAAAATGAGAATCCTTGAATTTACTTGATGCATAACTACTACTGAATACAGTTTTATCTTGAAAATTACATAGTTTTTTTTCTGTATTCGTTGGGGAATCTAGTTCGTAAAATGTATACAATATCTGCCTATGTGAAATTCTATCTTCGGATCCATTCAAATGCCACATCTGTAGGGTGGTTGAGTCTTTATCTAACTTGTTGAATCTATTTTTTATGCTATCCTCCAGCCACGCTTTAAAATCTTCAGGAACAACTTCAAATGAACTTATATCTACATTACCCCTAGGAAAAAATGCTATTTCCATATTTTTTTTAAACATTTGCTTAAGGAGATTGTATGAAACATTCCCGAATGAAAGAGAATTTAGTGGTGCTTTGTATATTAATTTATTCATAATTAAAACGGAATATCTGCAAATTGGTCATCTTCTATTATTTCTTTAGCTTTTTGCTCGATATTTTTTTGTTGATTATCGTGATTTGAGTTGTCAAGAAAAGTTACTAAGTCGGCTCGGCAATATATTTTGCTTCTATTTTCTCCATTTTTTGATTTCCAATTGCTGCACAAAAGCTTTCCTTCTATAAGAACTTTGCGACCTTTAGAGAGGAATCTGTTACAATTTTCTGCTACATTTCCCCATGATTCTGCGTCTATATAAAAAACTGAGTTATTTGCTTTATTATTTATAGCAAGAGAAAATTCACAGACATTATTTCCATTGTTTAGTTTTTTAAAAACAGGGTCTTTAGTTAAATTACCTAGTCCTATAAATTTATTCATACTTCTTTTTCTAATTGATTTTGGAATGATTTAATTGCAGAGTTGTGTATGTTGATGCACCCCTGTATGCTTAGATTCATTTCGTCACCAATCTGTTTCCATGGCATAACTTTGTTTTTGTGACCTATAATATATCTCATTTTAAAAATTTTCTCAACCCGTGTGTCGGGATGTTCGGATATTGCGTTTAGTACTTTATTAAATAAGTCTTGTTTTATGCTTTCTGAAATGGAATCGCATTCAAGCGAATCATCTTTTGGCATATTTTCTATATGATCACTATGCCAAACAGGTCTTCTTTTGTTTCGATTATAAGTATTTAGGCACATCCACTTAGTTTCATTTCCTAGGTAAGTGCTAAACTTGGCTCCTTTAGTGCTATCAAATTTAATTGCCGCGTTGTATATCTTGTATTCCTTATCATTAATTAATTCGTTATAATCTATGTAGGGATTATTGGGGCTGGCGTAACAATTAACCATATCTAGGTATATACCGCTATGCCTTTCGATTAGTAACTCTAAACTTTCTCTTTGATTAATTTGAGACTGTAAGTTATTAATTAATTCGATATCTTCTATATCTTTATTCATAAAATAGATTGTATGACTTCTTTAACTATTTTCGATATTATTAAATTATTAGTTTCTTCAAAGTTTTTCCAAGTGAATTTTATATCAGATTTATTTAATAGGATTGGGTCGTTTTCAGCTTCTTCTTTATTAGGTGGAGATATACCTTCTCTTGTTATATGTATCGATTTACCTCCTATATCCCTCACCCAGTCTATTTCGTTTTCAAACCTAACATCTGTAATGAATGAAACTCCATTGATCGAGAATGATTTTACTTCGTCATTAATTTTATCTATCCAGCAGTTCGGATTTATTTTTCTTCTTATATGTGTGCCGTAAGTTACCAGTAGGGGTCTAATTATTTCTTTTTCTGAGGTTTTCTCCGTAAACGCTGATATACCTGTATATTTTTCAAGTATTTCATTGCACTCGCTTTTTAAGCAATCCGCGAAAGCAAATCTTCTTGTTCTGATATTCTGACTACTTAGTATACTTGAGGCTATATTAAAAAAACTATCTTTTCCACATCTAGCCAATCCGCTTATTCCTATTATGTTAGATTTCATGACCCGAATATTTCCCTCATACTAGAGGATAATTCATGTTGCCCTGCATCAGTAAGCATTTTGGATACAGAGTGATAAGATACGCTTTCGTCGTAATTTTCGCTCATAACATCAGCTTGTAATTCTTCGGATATCATCACAGAAGATAGTTTTAAGTTCTTACCTCTTCTCTCTAACATTTCAACAAGTGCGTCAACACACGCCTCATTCTCGTTATTTGCCTGAATGATAACCGACCAATCAGAGCATTTTATTCTATAAAACTTCCCTTCACTTAAGTCTAAAAATTTCATTCAAGCATTCTATCACCATTTCAACTAAATGTCAATTCTTATATTTATATATTAATAATTAATTATATTTATGTATACGTATATTATTAACAACGTTCATTTTTTTGAACGCCGAGCATTCACTTTTTTGGATATAGCTTGACAATTTATTTATTTCTGTATATAGTTATTATCGATGAAGAAATTTATACAAATGCCATTAGTTATCCAAGATGATGTAGTTGAAGGAAAGTTGATAGGAAATGATTTATTGATATACTCCTACTTACTTACTAAGGCTAGTCACGGAGAACCTATATTTTTTTCAAATAAAAAAATCGGAGACGATCTTGGAGGAATGTCTCATGGGAAGGTATCAGCTTCCCTATCTAGATTATCAAGCGCAGGACACATACGTAGATTCAGGACTTGTAACAAGACAGGTACCCAATTAAAAACCATGGTGCAAAACAAAGGTAATATGATAATAAGAGGTAAAATTTTAGATAAAACTTGAAGTATAAAGGCATAGAGGTATAATCTATAAAAAAACAATTATGTCAATATCTCTATATAAACCAAACAGTAAAAACACGGGCTGCGCTTTTAACTTTTCTATAGGTAATAATAGAAACAAAGAACCCGTAGTATACGTCAACGCAATCCAGCAATTCAGCTGGGACGATAATAAAAAAACAGGAAACTTTTCCGGAAACGCAAGCGATCCCGATAAAAAAATAAATTTAAAATTTACCGAATTTGAAATCGGAGGAGTAATTAGTGCATTTAAGAATAGAAATGAATTTTCCTCTTTTCATGCTTTTGAAGAAAATAAAACATCAATTAAATGCGTGCCCTGGGATAAGAAGACTAAAGTGAAAGATGGAGATAATGACAAATGGATTACCTTACCCGCATTCGGAATAACATTCACAAGAAACGGAAGTCAAGTTTTCAGGATACCCATCGAACCCGGAGAAGTCGAAAATTTAATAGAGTTCTTTAAATTTTATTTAAAATCTTTATATAAACATCGAAAAATAGAAGAAGCCAAAAAGATGGAAAAATACAAACCAAGCAAACAAACACAAAAAGAATCTTCCGCAGAAGGCGATGATGCCCCCTTTTAATGAAGAAAAAGGTATTAATACACAGCAATCACTGCAAAGCTTATACAGGTTTCGGCAAGCACGCCAAAAATATTCTAATACATCTTCAAAAAACAGGCAAATATGAATTAATAGAATTTTGCAATGGAATAAGATGGGGTGACCCATCACTCCGATCATTACCATGGAGAGCTCAGGGCTCTCTGCCAAACAGTCCATCTCTACTATCAAAACTAAATAAAGATCCTCAATTAGCTAGAAGCGCTGGATATGGCGCAGAAATGATAGATAAGATAATAGAGGAAGAGAAACCTGATGTATATATAGGCATAGAGGATATCTGGGCATTTTCTGGGTACACAGAAAAAACATGGTGGAACAACATTAACTGCATGATATGGACCACCCTTGACAGCTTACCAATACTACCAGACGCCATACAGTCTGCCCCGAAGATTAAAAATTTTTATACATGGGCAAGTTTTGCGCAAAAATCATTAAACCAATCAGGTCAAGAACATGTAAAGACTTTGAGGGGAGCATTAGATACAGGTAATTTCTTCAAAATGAATAAAAAATCACGATCTTTATTAAGAGAGAAACAGAGTATTTCTCAAGAAGATTTTGTAATAGGTTTTGTTTTTAGAAACCAATTAAGAAAAAGTGTCCCCAATCTACTTGAAGGATTTAAAATCTTTTGTAAACAAAACCCAGAATGCAAGCCAAAACTTTTACTTCATACTCATTGGGGAGAAGGTTGGGATATTAATAGATTAATAAAAGAAAAAGGGATAGATCCAGAACAAATTTTAACGACATACTTCTGTGAACATTGCAAAGAGTACGAAATTAAACCCTTCAAAGGAGAGAAGCAGGATTGCGGTTTCTGTGGAAAAGAAAAATCTCAGTCCACGACAAGCACAAAAGCCGGAGTTAATGAAAATCAATTAAATGAGATTTACAATTTGATGGATGTATACTGTCATCCGTTTACTAGCGGAGGTCAAGAAATACCAATACAAGAAGCTAAATTAACAGAATTAATCACATTAGTAACTAATTACAGCTGCGGAGAAGACTGTTGCACTGAAGAAGCTAATAGCTTACCTTTATCCTGGACAGAATATAGAGAACCTGGAACTCAATTTATAAAAGCCAGCACTGACCCTAAAAGCATAGCAAACCAACTCAGAAAAGCGCTAAATATGCCTAGTTCAAAAAAAGAAATTATGGGTAAAAAAGCTAGAGAGTTTGTTCTCAATAACTACAGTACAGATATTATTGGAAAAAAGCTTGAACAAATTATAGATAACATGCCAGAAGTAAATTGGGACTTCAATTTCGAAATCGAAGAGAGAGATCCTTTTTATGAACCGCCTGAAATAGAAAGTGACTCAGAGTGGATAACAGACTTATATAAAAATATATTAAAAGTAGAAACCAATGAATTAGAAGACGGTCATAAACATTGGATGAATAGATTAAACACTGATTTATCAAGAAAAGATGTAATTAAATATTTTAGAAGCGTAGCAGAAAAAGAAAATAAAGAAAATAAAAAAGTTGAATTAACTGAATTTTTAGATAAAGAAGACGAAGGTAGTAGATTACTTATAGTTATGCCAGAGAGAATTGGTGATATATATCTATCAACATCATTACTTCCTAATTTCAAAAAACAATATCCAAATTATAATATATACTATGCAACAAAACCTCAATATTTTGAAATTCTAGACGGAAACCCTTACGTTCACAAATGCATCCCTTACCATGATTCGCTGGCTAATTTGCCAGCAATGGAAGGACAAGGGGAGTCGCAAGGATATTTTAATATGGTTTTTATACCATTTTTAGGCACTCAAAGAATAATAAACTTTCCACACAATACAGAAGATAAAATACAATTCGAACTATGCACCTTTTAGAGCAATACGCACTTTCTTGCGGAATAAAAATTGATAAACCGTTTATAGAAACCTCTTACTACCCAACTGAAAGCGATAAATACATAACATTGCACACAAGTAATAGGATACAATCCAAAACGTATGACTACTATAATGATGTACTTGATTTAATGCACCCATTTTTGAAAAAAGAAGGAATTGATATAATTCAAATAGGTTCAAGGAATGAAGAAAAAATTAATCACTGCATACATTACCAAGGAAAAACAACAATAAAACAAGCATCTTATTTAATAAAAAATTCTCTATTACATCTTGGTACAGATTCATTCAGTAGCCACGTTGCATCGGGATTCAATAAAAAAATAGTTAGCCTATATTCAGTACTATTCAAAGAATGTTGTAAACCATTCTGGGGAGACAGTAACGACCATGTTTTACTTGAGCCTGATTGGTCAAAATCCAAACCTTCATTCTCGGATCAAGAGTATCCTAAATCGATTAATTCTATAATGCCAGAACAAGTAGCAAAACCTGTACTAGATCTATTGAATATAGCAAATGATTTAAACAGCATAGAAACTTTTCATATAGGAAGCGCATACCACGCAGGCTCTTTAAGTGTTATACCCAATCATGTTATGCCAAAAAGTTTTGCGCCAAATCAACCGGCGAATATTTTAGCCAACGAACATTTTGATGAAGTAAATATAGCCAAATGGGCATACTCTAGGAAAGTAAACATTTTTCTAGACCAACCAATGCAATATAATTACTTACAAGCAATAAGAGATAATGTTCATCAAATAAATTATTATATAAAACCCGATGACAATGAAGACTTTTTTAAATTAGTACAAAAAATGGGAATAAAACTAAAATTAATTTGCGAAGACGAAAACCATATCAACGAAGCAAGATTAAAATTCTTCGATTGGGAAGTTCACTTATCAAAAAAGAAAACAAAAAAAGACATTGACAATTATCAAAAAATATGTGATAATACTCGTTATAAAAGCGCTCAAATCATATCATCAAACAACATGCTTTACGCAAGTAAAAGCGCATGGAAAAATGATATACCTGGCAGGCACAATAAAATTATAGACGAACCTGACTTTTGGGACAACGCAATCAACTTAAAACTTTATAACAAAAAATAAAATGTCAACAAAAACAACCACAGATAATTCAGTAACATACGAATCACAAGCTTCAATCCAAACACCTAAAAGATCAATTCCTGAAAAATACTTAAAAGGCCCAGGACGTTTTTGTAGAAACGAGTACGGTTTATTAAATGAAGTGAGTTATGAATTTGACGAAGATGGCTCTGTTAATTGGAGATCTATGATTAAAGATGAACATTTGTTTCCCAACAAGTCATGGTTTGATCTTCGAAAAAAAGATTTACCACGAACAATTGATGGATTAAAAGATCACCAATTACTTATTAAACTTTCAGGAATCAAAGAACTTGCAAAGCTTAGGGGATTCTCAGATGTATCTTATGAAGTCGTGAAGTGCGAAGAAGACCATGTTGCGGTAATTTGCAGAGTTACGTTTTTACCTAATTATGAAACTGGAAGCAAGGCTGTAACTTTTCAGGATATGGCAAATGCAACCTTAAACAATACAAGTAGCTTTGCGACTAAATTCCTAGAGACTATTGCATGTAATCGCGCATTTGTTCGTTGTGTTAGAAATTTTCTTAATGTTCATATTGTAGGTGATGATGAGATAGATAAATCATCCAACAATAATAATGCTCAAGTTAATATATCAGCAACATTAACACCCTATTCAATGATAGAAAATTTAGCGAAAGATAAATTAAATTGCGGAAATTTCGAAGAGTTTAAAGTTGTTCTTCGTGATTGGTGGTCGTCAGGAAAATATAAAAACGATGAAGTTAAAAACTGGAATGATTACTCTGATATTCCTGCAACACAAGCAAGAATATTAATGAAAGTTATAAACGGTTAATTTTACTTTTAATTTCTTTTATATCTCTTTCTAGGGAAGAAATTTTATCTTGTTGCTCCTTGATTGCTCCAACTAAAAATGGAATTATACCTTCGTATTTAAGGCCAAGATATCCATCAGATCTTTTCATTACTAAATGAGGTGCAACTTCACGAACTTCTTGAGCTATTAGTCCATAATCTTTTCCTACATGATTCTTGGATTTACTGTTCCATTCAAATTCTACACCTCTTAATGATAGAATTTTAGATAGAGGATTTTCGATCTTAAAGATATTATCCTTAAGTAATATATCTGATTGAGTATATTGCGCGATAACATCATTGGTAGCGAAAAGATTATTGCACGTGATATCGCCCAATGCTGATAAAGTTATATTGTTATTAGCTATACTTCCTGTTGAAGAGATTGAACTTACGTTAGAAATAGTTCCTCTTGCAATATTCGCATCAGCAATAGTTCCATTACTAATATTTGCGTAACTTATATTTATGTCATCACCTTGACTTTTTCCTAATTTAAATTTATTTTTACCATCAACTATTCCGGCGATAAAGAAACTATTATCATGAGTTCGTATATAACCTTTGCCATCAGGGTTAGAATAGTCAGATTGTTCTCCTAAAGTAATAATATCTTTTACTATAGATGATTCTGTTACTAATAATCCTGTTGCAACATTAGAAAAGCTATTCAGGGCTTGCCAACGACTTGTGTCGACAGAAGGATTAGGATTTGCGGTATTTCCCACGATATCGGTCTTAGCGATATAATAGTCATTACCATAAGATACTACATCTACATTAAGATTATCTCCTACAGCTCCTGTATAAGAAGTCTCAGGTTTCCATTCTCCCCTAAAGATTGGTCCAGAACCTCGGTTACCCCTATTGCCTTTATCAGTTACAGAGAAAGTTTGTTTTTTAGTAATTGGAGATGAAGAAACTTGACTCTTAAAATCCTTAACTGTAATATCATAGCTAATAAAAGCTCCATCATCTGTAGACTTAAATCCAGAAGCGTCAGCAAAAATTAATGTTTTACTTGAAATTGTTTGCGATCCAACAGTTATATTTGAAGAAGGGGTTGCTTGAACAAAAAATTCTCCATCCGATAGCTGGGATCCTCTAGTTACTTCGCCCGCTCCGCTTCCATATTTCCTGGGTGTTAACGAAACGCTTCCAAGGAAAACTTGAATACTCGTACCAGATCCAGTTGGCGACGGATCATTTACTAAATCATAAGTTAAGCCATGATGCTCATTACTTAATACAATGGTAGTGGCATTGGACCCAGCTCTTAAAGCAAAAATACTTATTTGATCTGAAGCTAATTCAGAGCCGGACGGACCTGTTTCAGAAAAACTACAAGTTATAGTCGCTAAAAGACTTTCTGAAGTACCTTTAATATCAGAGGGAGGCTCATAAAGAATTTGATTTAAACCTTCAATGTAATAACCTTCGGTATAAGATCCTCCCCCTATTTTTTTTAGTGTGCCGACTCCACTTTTTGAATATTTATAAAATCCATCCCCCCCAAGATTATTACGAGGGGTAGCTCTTACAGTTATATCACCAGAATTTATTCTGGTTAAATCATCTTCATTGTAAGATACTGCCTGAGCTGGAGATGCGGTCAGATCAACCGCTCTAGCAGGGCTACCCTCTTTATTGTTACTTAAACTTTGTCTTTTTGTAAAAGTTTTTAATTGTCCATCTTGATCCTTTACAGTAATTTCGTAATCTATATGAGCTATATTGGAGCTAGATGTCCAACTGGCTACCTTAAACTCGGGTTCTTGAATGCTAGAATCAAGAGTTACTCCTGATGTAGTAGTTTTAATATGAAATTGTTTAGGTGCTAAATTTCCCTCTTCACTTTGATAAACAAAAGATGTAGCTCCCTGAAAAACAGATATAATATTTAAAGTATTATCAAAATTTAAATTTTCTTGGTTATTAGCTCCCAAGGTTACAGGTACGTTTGAAAATTCTTGAGACATAACGACCGTCAGGGCATTAGATCCTTCTTTTAAACCGAAAATAGTATATCTATCTTCTGCGACTTCTGTTAATTCATCGCTATCGCTTGACGGACCATCTTTTGCTTTGCATTTAATTCTTATGGGTAAATTCTTATCATCATATGTTGCCGGTATTTTTAAGAAGGCATTTGATGCTCCTGTTGAAAAAGTTATCTCTCTTACATTTTCGCTCGTTATACTCTTCCATTCATTATCTATGTATCTAGAAAACTCAAGCAGCATATTTTGACCGCCATCAAAAAAATTAAAATGCTCAACGCCAACCGTAATATCACTAGTATTGTTTTTCAATACGCCGAATTGATCATATACTAAAGTCTGAGAATCTGAGACGATCTCAATACCCCTACTCCTACTTCCTGCTTTCGCTTTTGAGAATGTATATATTTTCTCAAACTCAACAGGAGGAAAGTCGCTGTCATAATCATTACCTCTGTATTTATTATCGAAAACAGGAATCTTAAGGGCAACTGTGTCATCCAAGTCAGGAATATTCAAAAATTCTATTTCTAATACCTTCACTGTTTGTTGATTACCAGAACTATCAGTAACTATCCTTGTTACGTTCTCGCCATAACGTTTATTAATTACAAATTTATCTTTTTCACTATCTGGCACTTCATAATTGTCTTCGTTTTCTTTAAATATTAATTGCTTCGAAGGATTGCTAGTGATCGTACCTACACTATAACCACTACTAGGCTGCGGATTAACATCATATTTTTTGTAGTCATAGTATTCATGACCTCTTCTGAAAATGACCGCTGTTTTACCTTCGTCAAATATTCCTTCTGCAACCTTCCCAAACTCATCAGCAACATATGTATGATTTTCATTATCAAGTAATACCGTATAGGCGTCATTACCAGGTTTACTTCCATAAATCGTAACAAAATCAGTAGCCAAAAGTAAGTCTTTAGGATCATCTGCTTCACTATCAGGATCTATATCTTGATTTTCATGTACCGCAGACGCTTTACAAATAAAAGGAGTCTTATTAAATGTATCCAACTCCTCGTCAAATTTTGATAACACAGCAGTCCCTTCATCTTCATTAATATTCCACTTTTTTATAGAATCCTGATTTGGGTTAACTCTCCAATACGACGTATTAGTGGGAAGTTTATTTGGGTCTTTTTTATGATCCTTTATAACTTCATATATATTATTTCCATACTTTACATTGTAACCATCTGATATAAAGAAACTTGGATCCAAATCGTTATATTCTTTATAATTCAACCTTATTAGATTCTCAGGATTTAAGTTCTGGCCAGTAAAAAAGATAATTTTAGCTTCACTCTCTAATTCATCTATTAAGTCAGTTGTAAGAGATAAAGTATTATTATTAAAGGTGTTTGCACTAGGATCATAATTACCATCGTAATCATAATTATATATTTGATTATTTACGCTTAAATCCATATAGGTAGCTGACTTACCATCAGCAACGAAATCTACAGCAAGAGATCTTTCCATTGAAGTTCCTTTTCCGGAAACATGAACAACTACAGATCCGTATTTAGGTAAAATTCTATTCGGATTTTCAGTGTCATATGAAATCATAGCATTAAATCCAGTGACATCAAATGTAGCTCTGGCAGTTTTTGCTCGAGTAGTTCCAGCATAGTCAGTAAAATCAGTTGGAGGATTATACCTAAAACCAGATATATCGTAAGCTTCAGGTAAATCTTTATTCTTATTCTTACTCTCGGCAAACTCATCATAAGACACAAAATCCACCAAACCATCAGGAGATGATATCCTGAAACGTATATCATCTCGAGTCATTTCACTGTTTTGATAAGTAGCAGTAAATATGCAACTATCAGTATTTCTTGCTGGTTCATAAGATCCATCCGATAATTCTAAATACATAAAAGATTTAGGCTCTGCACTTATATCTAAAAACGTAAATTCAGCACCATCAAATTGCTTTATTTTTCCGTAAAGAGTTAAGACGTCATCGTCAAAAAATAATTTACCATTTTCAGTTTGAAATACGAAAGATCCGTCGCCACTCAAAGCAAACCCTGGATCATTCTTTACGTCATGATTAGTATTTAAGCCTTGGAAACCAGCACTACGAATCTGTCCTTTTCCACCAGCTTCGGCCAGTTGAATATCTTGCCCTTGAATTACTTCAGATCTTATTTTATCTGCGGTTAAATTATGAATTTTTGCGTTAGTGATTGCTGCGTCCTGTATATGAGCGGTTCCTATTGTTGCATTAGCGAAAGCATGCCACATCGGAACAGGTATACCGCCTGCATTTTTGGCTATAATGAAATCGTCAGTTTCACCGAGTAAAGAAGGTTTTTTTTGATCGACCCCCTCTTGAGTTCCTTCTCCAGCAGGGTGGTAACTAGAAGTATTATAACTTCCACTATAAACAATATTCCTTAAAGGATTATTAATGCTATTATCAAAAGCTCCACCTCCCGGTCCAGTAAGATTAAGATCTTCATATAAATCCCCTACATCTATATTATTTTCTTCAGCGTAATCTACTAATTTCACAACACCCTCTCCTGTAGCGCTAAAATAAACAAAAGGATCTTGAGTATTACCTTCTGTTACAACATAGCCTTCTCCGTTATAATACAGGAAGTGTTGCACCCAAGATATTCCAGCTCCGTTAGATGAAAAAGGATTATTTGGAACTAAAGCTAAAACATTAGGAAATGCATTAGTTATGTCTTGTTCAAAATTAGCTATATCTGTTGTCTTAGCCTGCCCAAGAATTAACTCTAAACCCTCAACATAATCAGAAGTAGAATTCTGTACCCCAGTAAATGGCCCCTTATTACCAGCATAATCAACAGGTCTTACCCAAAAATATCTTTTATCATTTACAGAGCCTTTATGTAAAGTTTGAATTTTTGAAGAATTCGCGTCTATATTAAAAATATTCTCAGCATTAATAATATCCTCTGCAAAATCATAAAATTCTTCTGGAATCTCCCCTACGGTATTTTGAACGCCTTCAATTCTTCTATATCCTGTAGAGTTTTCATAAGATCCCAAATAATTTCCTTCTTGATTAATTTCTAATTTGTCATCTATTGATTGCCAAACTTCATAATAATCAATATCAAGTGGAGCTAAATTTATTACCCCTTCATCATCGATCTGGTAATTAGGCTTTGACCAATTCAAAAAGTAATTTTCAAATGCAGTATCTCCCTCAAAGCCAACGACAGGTCCAGGTATTTCATCTGTGGTAATATTTAGAGCTGGACCAGGATACGCATTAGGACTACTAGAATAATAATTTGAAGGTAAAACCCAAACCAGATCCAACTCTCCTCGATTATCATTGCACCCAAACACCTCTCCACTTCCAAAATCATCAAAAGGCAATATTTTATAATAATACCCAGTAATTTCCTCTTCTACAGGTGGCTTATCGTCTATAATTTGGTTAATATTATTGCCAAAAGTTAAATCTCCAGCGCCCAAAACGCTCTTAACAAAAGGTTCACCTTCTCTTATAAGTTTTCCTTCTGAATCTACTATAGAAAAGTCTTTACCAGTAGATCTATACAATAGAACCTCACTAGTTTTTTCTCCTCTTCCGTTTGCATAATTAAAATTAAACTTTACTTTAGTAACTTGATCTTGAGAGTCAGAGGTAAATCCTTCACTCAATATAACAGGAGGAGGATTATCAGCAATAATTCTTTCTTTGTTAATTATTTCTCCTAAATTATTAATAATACCAAGCTCTAAACCCACGGACCTTTTACCACTTTCTGGCAGATACTTGTCTCCATGTATTTGATTATTTAATTCGCGAGTATATTCAAAATTATAAAAAACTTTAGCGTTATGAATATTTTCAACCAAAGGTCTATTACCCAGATCATCTATATCAGACGAAAGTGTGTCATTTCCTTCTGTAATTCCACTTAAAAATTCATTTGTATGAGGATCAAATAGTGAACCACTAATACCCACAACTCCAGGAACCACCCCGTTTTTAAACATAAATTTATATTGATTTAAATCAACTAAATTACCAGCGCCATCAACAACGTCCCAATTAAAAATTAAATCATCTTCTCTTTCATTAAACCTAATATTATCAAGCTTTATAGATGAAGTAATTTTTTTAAGAACACCATCTTTCTCTAAACCATTTTCGGTTAGATTAACATAATCTTGTATACCATATTCATCAACAGGAGCAAATGAATAATAATAATCAAATCCAAATTTTTGCTGATGAATAAATGAATCCTTTGATCCAACCTTGCCAATAGATTCAAAAAATGGTGGTTCTCCTAAATCGGCCCAAAAATCTGTCGAGGGAGGAGCAGTAGAAAAAGGATTATTTTGATGATTGTTTTTGGCTTCATATACTCTACCGTCTGTATATAATACCCTATCACCTATACCATAAAATACCGATTCTAACTCGGAGTATCTAGGTGCATTTTGCAACGATGTATAATAATCTAAATTTTCCGATACACTCTTATCGCTATGAAGTTCAATACCTTGCTGTATATAAAAACCCTGGCAATTTAAATTCATAAAATCGGTGTCATTACAAAAATAAGATGCATTAAATTCTGCGCCCCGCATATTATATGTAAAGTTACCAATAACAGAAGGATAGTTTATTCCAGTAAGGACACCTGTTGTTGTTCTATCAAACTTGTCATGAGCTACAATTTCTATAGCTAGAGTTCTATCGATATTTAATTCATCAAAAAAAGGCTCCTCTAAACTTAAAGAAAATTCCCTATAATTATCCAAGGCCCCTAGCACGTCGTCAGATAAAAGATGGTATTTTAAATACTCAGAAGAGGCTAATGTAGCATCATCTATAGCTTCTCCATTTTCTCCCGTTCTAAAAGATAAAGAAAATTTAGAAAAGAAAGAATCACCAAGAAGTTCATTAGACATAACCTCTCCTTCATTAGGATGACCAAAAGGAGCTATCAAACTCCAAGATATTTCAGTTTTCCTACCAACGTATTCAGATCTTATATGAAGCGGATCACCTTGAGACGAAGGTTGTAATATAACTTCTTTACCAACACTCGCGTCGGCTGGCAAATTATCTATATTTATATCAGAAAAAGTAAACGTTGTTTCTAAGAAATTTGGAAATATTTCAATTCTATCTTGAATGAATTCAGATCTAACACCTATATCACTTACTGCGAAAACCCTAACGTCAAACACTCCATAATTACCCTGAAGAGGAACTTCTTTAAAAACAGTATCCCCTTCTTCATCCACGAGTTCGGAACCTCTACCAAGTTCATATTGAAAAGAATAATTATCGGACGTACCAACAACCTCGTATTCTGCATCGAGATCATTTATTTTAAATTCTACACCTAGAGCTGTTCTTGACATTATACGCTTAAATCTGTTAGAATTAAATCCTCAGGAGCTTCAGGTAGACTCATATTAGCCTGAGGAGGTATCGGCATTAAAGGTAATTGTATAGAGGCATCTTTATCAACCATATCAAATTTACTCTGGCTATACTCTATGCCCTGAACCTCGAATTGATTATTATCAAGCTCTTTAACCCCAAGAGTCCTAAATAATTGTGTTTGAAAAATTCTCGAGGTTTTAATATTAATATCTTCAGTAAAAAATATTTCACCCTTATCTACTATTGAAGCAGAATCAATTGAATTAAATACTTCATGAGAATCGATCAACTCAATTGTATTAGCATCAACATAAATTGTATTCCATTGTTTATTTATTTGTGAATCTAAATCCTGCTCAGAAGAATTAAAATTTTTAATACTTATATTTCTATTTGCAAATAGATCAACGCCATGGTTATCAATCAACTTAATAATTATAGAATTTTTATTTTGCACAGATAGATCTTGAGATTTTTTTTCTATAGAAAAAATTTCACATTCATTATAGCCCGGATTCGAAGAACTATACGAGTTCCCCGACAATTCTTCAGGGATTTCACCTGGTGTATCAGTACTATTATCTCCTGAAGTCAATTTAAGTCCTATATATTTTTCACTCACATCTACAATATCAAATTCCTTATCGCCCAATTTATATGATTCACCAACTGAATAACCATCAACATTATCATACACATATAGCTTAACGGGATCAGGTTTATTTTGCTCGTAAATTACTGCAGCCCACATTGACTTATCTCTTAAATCTAAATACCACCAACCAACTCTTTTATTCGGGGAGTTAGAAATTTCAGATATATCATAATTAGTCCACGCCCATCCCACATTTGTCAACCAAAACCAAAAACCTTCCTCTCCAGTATTAGGCTGCCCTGTTAGTTGGCCTAAATATACCCAACCGAAACTAAAAGTATAAAACCAGTCGTCACCTACATCAATTAATGTTCCAAACAAACTAGATTCATACAATTTATTTTTTTCGGGATTACCGGGTTTATCCACAAAAATATTATTTAGTACACCTACGTTAGATGAGTCTTGTCCGCGAGAACCGCTAGTAGCAAATAAACCATTTAATGAAAATGGAGTACCGATTTCCAGTTGTTTAAACGCTAATAAAGTCACAGGGGAAATAGACTGACCTACACTTTCCACACAAACAAAATGCTCTCCACCTTCATTAAGAAAATAATCTTTACCGCTGTCAATTATATTAACTTCTGATCCATTTTCTTGCTCAGAAACTTTAAAGGTATTTCTTGTAGAATTTACTACAAAATAGGCATTTGCCCCTCTCTTATCTACATTTAAACCAGATGGCAATAAACCTAAAGATGAAAACCTAACTCGATCGCCATCTTTCAATCCATGCTTATAAATTTTTATAGTATTTGTCCCCAAATCTAAACCAAAACTCATCCTTAAATCTAAATCAGTTATTAAAGTTTTTTGTCCCTGAGGCCCTTTTTCGTCTAACTCTTCATCAACAAAAACTCGACCTTCAAATCTAAGTATTTGCGGAGAATAAATAGAATCTATGTCTACATCTTGATCTTCTTGACTTTTTTCTACTTTAGCTCTTTGGTTTATAGTTTCATATTTTTCATTATCCAAGCCTACGTTGATAACAATTTCAACATTTCTTATGCTAGGCAAATTAGTCAAATCCTTGTCTACTAAAATACTTAATTTATCTTTTTCCTGAATTTGCCCCTGACTATCAGTATATTTACTTTTAAAAAACAAATTCAAAATCCTTCCACTCGTAGAATCGCCAGATCTATTTTCGTCAGAAACTTCAAACAATGAACCAGGAAAAAGAAACGAACCCTCAGACCCTGTAACGAATTGAATTTTTTCAGACTCTAAATTAGATGAAGCTAATACCCATTTAGCTAACCTTCTAGCCATACTTCGAGAAGTTATACCCATACCCATAGTTTCCTTTTCTATATATCCATAAATTTGCATTGCAGCAGCGTCCTCTTCGTAAACTACATCTGGCTTATAATTCCTTTCTTTATTATTAAATCTGACCAAACTTGCAGTTACTTTTTTGTTTTTCGCGAAACCAGAATAAGAAAACCCCTCTTTTTTCCTTACGTTTGAATTATTAAATAACATTATAGGAGTTTTTTTTGAATCTTGAACTACAGAAATCTTACCCGCAGTATATGTCACCATACCTCTAAATAATGAAGCTAATGAATTTAATGCGTTTATTGCCTCAGACTGCTCGGTTAGATACAAATTTGATTCAAACCTCGGCTCAACAATAGAGTGGTTAAGTTGGGTGGCGCATGCACCAATAGTTATATTTGCATCTGCGTTTTTGTATGAAGAACTGTTACTTGCGAAGGTCGGACCGGTTACTAAAACTAACATCTCCCCATTTGTTATTTGAGAATCAACTATAAATCTTTCCTCGATATCATATTCACCTTTTCTCGTAACAGAGTCTTTAGCTAAAGCGGACTGCACATTATTAGAAGGTAATATCTGATCGTCGGTATAATTATGTTTATGAATAAAAAATGCAATTTTCTTACCCTTAAACTGATTTCTATCTCCAAAGTCTTTAAGGAAATCTCCTTCAGTATAAGAAAAAGGTATAAAGTCTCCACTTTCATTACTAGATCTATCAGGGTGTCTAAACTGGTCTAATTTTATTTTAATATAAAAAGCTCCAGGAGGGTTTTTATATCTCCTTAACCTATTTTCATGAGAATTTTGATCCAAAACATTTTCGGTAGTAAAAGCAAGCGGCAATCTATTTGTAGTTTCTACAGGGTAATTAGTTTCAACAAGTTCATCACAATACTTAGCTATTTTATACAACTGCCACTTATCAACCATCAAATCCTCAACTCCATATTTACCTAACCCATATCTATAATTAGTCAGTAAATCATAAAAGACCCAAGCCGGATTATTACTCCAAACTCGTTTTTCATCAGGTATAGAAAACACAGATTCTCCATCTCCTTGTCCTGCAAACAAACCGTTCCAAGGCCCATTATATGTTCTTGACTCCGGCTCATAATTGGAGGGGACAAGAATTTTTTTCATTTTTATATGATAAGACCTAACAGGAATATTATTAAAATTCTTACTATCAAATTTTATCTTAACAGCAGCCGTATGTGGATAAATAACCTTTTCTTCTATAGATTCCTGAATATAAGGAATTTTAATAGACTTTTGCCTCATTATACCGCCAACATGACCAAGAAAAGTAGAATTATTTCCATTAGGATTATCATAACTGACCGAACCAGAGCTATCTACGGATTGATCGAATTCCGAAGTAAGTTTTACAACTGAAAAATTTAATTGCTCAGAGTTATCAACGAAAAGAATACCGGGATCATACTTTACAGATATAGAAAATTCATAAAATGAAGTTGCTAAGCCTTGTATCATAAAAAAATAATTATCCCCCACTTGTATTTTTTGCAGCCCTTTTGTTATTTTCTTTCCATTAACTTCATCAGAATTAGGCGTACCTTCAAGATAATGAATATCATTTGAATTTATATCGCTGCTAGGATCAAGTATATTAATTCTTTTTCCGTTTTTAGTGTAAAAAATAACAAATCTAATAGAGTCACTTAATGTGTCTCCAGGATCTTTATTCATCTGCATCATGTTAACTGCAAATTGAATCGTTATTTTACTAACATTTCTATCGGTTATAGCGTGAGAGAAAATGAAAGCCTGTTTTTTTATCGCAGATTCAAAATTATTATATACAGACTTAGCAGTTCCACCTAAATAAGGTCCTGGCCCATACAACTGAGTTCCATATTGAATAGTGTAGGAAATATTACTAGATAATGCATCAGAGTCAGAGCTCAAACCTTTTTTTAATTTAGGCAGCTCGTCATCTTCATTTAAAACATAATTAAAACTCTCTATTTCTCCACTGGAAACAGTATTTTTAATCTGCACATTATTTAAATATATTCCTTCTCTAATATCAGTGGTGGTTAATAAGTTACCATTTTTATCCACAAGTCCAGCTATCGGACCCTCACACAGCAAATCTATATATTCTGTAGTTGAATAAGATTCTAAAACACTAGATTTAGATTTCGAGTTCCTTTTTAAATTAAATGTACTAACTTTCGCATCAATATTAGCAGAGCCTATCTTAAGCAATCCATAACCTAAAGGAACAGGAATTCCTTGGGCCTGACGATTTCTTTGTCCAGCAAGCAATAAAGATTTGGAAGATACTTTTGTGCCAGGTTTAGGAGGAGCAGGAGGCTTAAATAAAGCTTGAGTTATAAATGATATAGCAACAGCAATCGCTACATAAGTTGCAACAGTTAAAACTGTAGCAAGTACTCCTTTTCCTATCATATTCACCCAAAAACCACCAATAACCGTACTAGCAACTGCCCCACCCTTGGGCACCGGTAAAATATGAATCTCGTCACTTTTTATCTCCGAGTTTAGATTGTTTTTAGTAATTAAACTATCTACAGCATCATTTTCTGATTCAACTTTCAAAGGGTCTTTTAATAGAATTATGTACTTATTACCCTTAACATGCTCTCTGACAGTATGTTCAAAAAAACCCGAAGAATTCGCCTCTATAGCAGACAACGCTTCTTGTATAGTCGAAACGTTCAACTCCCATGATGAGTTGAATTTCTTGCCTAATTCTCCATAAAGACGAACCTTTTTCATTACCTTAAACCTTAATTTAAATATTACACTTTAATTTCATAAAAACAAAAACAATCTGTTTTCAGACTATATATTAAAAATGAAATACCTAAACTCAATGAATTCTCTATATCCGAAGTGGAAGGTTTTTCGGAAATATTTAAGTGAGAATGAAATATACAGTAAATATTATCCATCACCAGATAAGCTGGGTTTATAACAAAAGTTTTCTTAGGGCTAGCACTTAAATTATCAAGCTTAATAAAATCACTAACCTCAAGAGTATTTTTGTCATATAAAAATAACCCACAAGACTCTTGATGATTATTTTCTATAGAAAATTGCTTGGCCTCTTCCAGTAATTTCTCTGGAATTTTATCTTTCAATAGGATACTGTTCTGTACCAGGAAAACCGCCGAATCTTAAACCTACATTATCTGTTTGATTATAATCAATTAAGCTAGGATCATCCTTAGAAAATCTTTTTTTGCAAGACTCTATACTTTTCGTACAGGCATCTTCTAGCCAATAATCTGCATTAAAAAATGGATGGAAATTTTTAGCCAACTCATGATCTTTAGCGCACACAAAAACTTTTGGCGCTGAAACGTAAGGGTTTTTAGATTTTTCGTTTACTATTTTAACCACATCATTCAATTTATAGCCCTTTAAATTTTCTGGATTACCATTTTTACCATATTTGCTCCATTCTGGAATATCAGATATGCCATTAGAATACAGTCCCGGATCTACGCGACCCTCACTATCCTTCGAGAAGTTTGAGGTCAATGATTTACTTGAGCCTGTTTCAATAGGTAAACCTTTGTAACCGCAACCTATTTTACATCTATAAGTCCAATTACAATATCTAGATAAAATAACTCTAGCCGGAACCATAGAATCTTCTATCTCAAGCACAGAAGTTAATTCAAACTCTATAACAGAATTTTGCTCTCCAACTTTTTTGTTGATATAGAAAATATCATCCAAGAAGCTAGCGCCTGGATCGCTCATTCCAAAAGGATTCTTTATTAGATCATTAATATTTCTATTTAAATAATTATTATTATCTAAAAACCCTGCATAAGTTCTTTTTCTTGTTACCTTGCACCCCAAGAAATCTTTGTTCATTTTAACTATTTTAGACAACAATCCCACTGGAGAAGCTATTCTTAATGTGGGCCTAGGCATTTTGCCGTCAGATTTATTTTCAAAGCCGGAAGCTTCTATGGGCAATGGCTGATACGCATTACCTTTCCAATAAATAGGGTTAGTTCCATTTTGCATTGAAGAAAATCTATATATAGGCTCAGAATTAGGAGAGGTATCCAATAAAGACTCAAATTCCTCAAAAATATATTGAAGATTACTAAAATCTATTTCAAACAATTCTACCACAACATCTGGCATAATAGATACCATTTGTCTATTTAAATTTATTTCAGAGGAACCCATTATATATTGATAGTAATTAAGCCTTGTAAATTTTCTACAGATCCGTTATTATATACGACATTAAATGAATTTGTGTAAAAATTAGCTGACCTTAAGGCTATTAACGAGTCCCCGTTTTGATTGATGATATTATTTTCATTTTGGTCTATTATATTTATAATAAATTCTTGAGATCTATACACTACATCTATATAACCTCTTTGTTTTGCGTCTAAAATTGACACCTTATTTTTCTTGAAAAACTCAACCCCAATAATATAATCTGCATAAGAAGATCCTCCTAGGAAGGAAGACGTTATAAGCCCATCATTTCTTTGCCTGAAATGATTTACTCTATTAGCTCCAACTTTTTCATCAGAAAATGCGCCATCGCCATTATCTACAAGAGTCTTGAAAGATATCCCACCCTCATCTCCATTTGTAAAAAATTTGCTCAGCTTAATATATTTTCCGTTGAGACCAAAAGGTAAATCAGGAGAAGAAGGTAACTGTATAATATAATCTTCGTTAGTTAAGTCATTCTGAATAATCAGGGGAACTTCATCTTCTTCTTGACCAAGGATTTCGAATAGTAATTTTTCGTGTTGATCTATTATAATTGAAGACAAAGTAATTGGGGAAACCCCTTTGTTTTCAAAAAATATCCTACGTCTATGATCTCTATTCCTACTACTAGCGTCATTTCCTATAGAAAACGTTACTGGAGAAGAGAAATTTAACTCTGGTGGGTCAACTGGAGAATCATTAAATCGATTATCTATTTTTTCTGAAGAGAAATTAAACGGAACCTGCTTAAATACAGCGGTTATAGTATGAGAATTCTTATAAACATAAGTATGATTCCATGATTCGCACACAAAATTTAATTTCCTATCATATGGAGCAGGCGGAGAGTATATAAAAGGAATAAACCCGAGATGATCTTCCAAGAAATGAAGTACAGCATAAGCTTCGGAATCATCTCTTGATTTAAAAGATAAATTTAGCTCCAAAAGACTTTCGTTAATTCCATCTTTGTAAAATTGAGAATAACCGTTTGTTGCAGATATTTCTGATAAATTAAATTTTTGATTAACATCTAAACCAATAGAAGGCTTCCATATAAATTCCCTTGACCACGTATTTGTGTTTATATCTCTAAATTTTAAAAGATCATCGTCATCTCTATATTCTTCCACCGGAGGAGTATTAGCTATCGGAAAGTTGGATATGTTATAATAATACTTATGATTACCTGTTGAGAAAACAACGTCATTATATTCATAGTATTCAGATTGATCATATTCATCAGCCCTTCTCACAAATAAGCCTTCTGATTTATTCAATATAGATGTATTAAAATTTCTCAAAGTCAAGGACAAATCATTACTATTCTCGAAATTCATTTTATGATCAATCCCTCCACATATAAATCTTGTCGTTTGAGCATTTAAAGAGTCATAGGGGTGAAAAGTTGAACCTCCATCCCACCTAAAACCTGATATTCCCTGAGAATATTTCAGGAAATCTGAAGGAGCATCCTTTTCTAATTGACCTTGATGATTCTCTATAAAATGAACGATAGCGTTAGCCTCTTTATTTGTTCGATTTTTAAAATTTAATTTAGCTTCAAAACCAAGAGCATTAATAGACTTAGGGCTTCTATGGGTATATCCGTTAGAATATTCAATCATATTGTTTTCTACCTTATATGAAGCTGTTGACCCATAATCTGCATCAAAGAAAAACACATCCGAAGCCCAGACATCTGGACTGTCAGAAGGAAACGAGTCAGTAATAGTTATATACAGTTCATTTGAAGACTTATGTTCGTAATTCCTAATGTAGGTAGAGTCATTTATACCTTGAATTAATATCCTAGCCCTATAATCTTCTGTACTTGTTGGAACCGAAACTTCAGGATCTTCTGGTAAATTTACCTCAGGAACCTTAGACTCACTTGTTTCGTATACTGCCCTGGGCTTATTATCAGATTGTAACGTGTTAGTTATTTTATACCATTTAGATTCGGAAAAATTATATACCCCTATAGATTCAGATTCGAGTTTAGATGTTTGCGAAGATGCCCCGGGATATCTTTGCCAAAAAGTCCACCCTAGATTTCCGAAATCAGACTTACCCTCAGATATCATAAATGCTAGACCCCTTCTCGCCAAACTATCATTAGTATAAAACCACGTTGGATTAGAATCGTCCAAAATATTAACCTGAGACAAGTAAAAACATATTTCTCTACTTGACCCATGCAATGTAGAAAATTGAACTTTACCCAAACTTTCGTGATCAATTTGGATATCATCTATAGGTAAAGGAGTAGTTAAAGAGCTAGATGGATCACTATCGTATAAAAATCTACCAAAACCTTCTTTATCTAAACCTTCAGGGAATTGAGGGTGAGAAGATCCATTGCTTGATTGGTAATTCTGCCATTGAGAAGATACAGAATCAAAAGAGTCCACCCATCTTACAAAATTTCTTCCATACCAATAAAAGTTATTTTTAACAATATTATCAGAACCAGCGTCATTGCTATCAAAGAACCAAGAGTTAGTAAAGTAATTAAGTCCGTTATTAATATCAGCTTCATTTCCGCCTAAAATCTGATTTAAACTTAAATCTGATTTAATTCTTACATCGTAATTAGTATCAATACCTTGAATGATATATTGACCATCAGAACCATTTTCCGAACCCTGCAAATCTATGGTTTGACCAATCTTAAAAGTATTACTAATTGTATCTAGTTGATTATATTCATCGATAATACTATTGGTAGGCCTACCATCAATTTTAATAGATTGATTTTCATCAGGATACAAAGAAAATCTATTAGACCCTTCTATAGTTGCTCCACCACCCAGAACATTATCTTTTTTTGCATAATAAAACAATCCGTCCCCAGTATTATAAACAAAATCAAATTTTTCATAAACTGCATTTTGATCAAAGACTCCGCTATAGTTACTAATATGGCTTTGTTGTTGATTATAAAAATGTTGATATGATGAAGTCATTATTTAATAATCTCTGTTATTGTTATTTGCGAGGAAGATCGACCCCCTTCTTCCATAGATATAGATTGCCCTTGTATTTTTCCATCTACAGAAAATTTAGCTAACTTATTTCCGTTTAAACCATACAAATAAGCAGATATTCTAGAATTAGCTATATTATCAACAGTATTCAGTCCCTGATAATCTCCAAATATATTCATATCATCAATCATTTCATTAGCAGTGACAGACATTTCAGACTCTATTTTTTCTATTGAAACTCTGTGAGGAACAGGTCCGTCAGAATCCGTCATGATATAACTGCTTTCGTTTTCTCTTATTTTGTGACTTTCTTTTCTTTCAATTTTTGCAGCATACTTTAATGAAGAAATCTCGAATTGACCACCAATTAAGTTATCTGCATCTATACTTGAGATTTTTACGTTCCCAAAAGATTTAATAGAATGAGCGAAATCAACAATATTTTTCCTAAACCTTCTACCAACAGACCTTCTAATAGTTCCATATATATCATATTCGGCAGAGGCAGATATAACAGAAAAAGGAGTCATTGAAAAAGAAAAAGACTTTAAGTACATATTATTAAATGAATATCTTCCTACCTCATTATTATGTATAGGATCTTCAGACATTCCAGCCTTAATATCAAAAAGCCTATCAATAGAATTAGCAGCCCCATCTTGAGCAAATGTTTCTGCTGATATATAAAAACTGATAGATAGAGAACCTTTTAATCCGCCACTAGGAGAATATTTCAAAAACTCTGTTTTAGCGCCTGCGATAGATAAATCAAGATCTCCATAAACTCTTTCCGCTTCTAATGATGGGCGAATAGATAAAGATGCACTACTAACCATAATATTTTGACCATTTAACGTGATCTTTCCGTCTTCAAATCTTAAAAAAGGATTTTTCATGATACTGGATTATGATAGGTGTCATAACCTTTATATGTTAAAGATATAGACATTTCGCCTTCTACAGAAGAATTAATAGATTCTCCTATAAGCCTAATATTATTGCCAGTAAAAGAATTAATAACTACATCCCTCTGAGAGTCTCTTAATTCTATTTCTATACTGCTCTTTGGAGCAGATTGAATACGATCTTTAATTTCTCTTATTTCATACTCATCTGCGATCATTGTAAAATTAATGTTAGTCTCAATAGGGTATTGAGTTTCTACCTGAACTGGCTCTAGGTTCTTATAAGTTGGCTCATTATTAACAGTCCAATCCTCATCATCTCCTTTTGGTAGTGCATATATAGGATTCAAGCTTAGTGACCTACTATAACTAAAGTCGCTGATAGCATCAACCTCGAAATCACTAACCTTTAGTTTTATCGTTGACTGATCAGTAAAACTAATATCAGGATGTTCTTTGTATGCAATTTCTGATAAATTATAAGGTACAATTTCAAAGGCGTCTTGACCTAACCCTAAGATAGTATTACCCTCAATAGTTCTTGATTTTGGATATAAACTTGAATACAGAGCATCGTGAATAGACAATTCTTTTTTAAAAAAATAATCATAAAGATTAGGTCTACCATCAATTAAAATTTGGCCAAAGTTATCAGTATAAAATACTTGATCCCCATTAAAATATTCCATATGATCTTCTTTTAAAACATAAGATACAGTTTTCATTACATTTTTACCAAGCTCTCCATATACAGTAATATCAGTCTGTATCTCAGGAATTTGTCCTACAGAACAAGATATAGAATAATTATTTACCCTACCTTTCTTAAAGCCGAATCCCTTTCGATTATTATCGTATAAAATAACACCATTAATATCATCTTCATCAAATGAATACTTACCTAAAGCGTTTGTCTCTAATAAAGGGTCAAAGCTCACCATTTGACGTGATATAGAAAAATTACCTTCTAATGGTTTCTGAATTAACGCATCTATGAAACCCACACCAGCCACTTTAATTGTCTTTTCACTTATTCCGTAATTTCCATCGATACTAGTAACACCAGATAAGGCGCAACCATTAACAACAATAGTTTGTTCGTAATTAGAGTAACTCATCCTACTTAGTATCCTGCAGTAACCCTCCAGGTTTTTGCTCCTCGACGATAACAGATAAAACTTGCATTTTTATTTTTTCAGTAAACTCCTTCATTCTTTCTCTTTGATCCTTGGAGTCGCTATCCCCATCCTGAGATTGCTCTTCTGATTTCTTACCTGATTTATCGAGGTTTAAAGTTATATTAATATTATTAGTAGATGACGAAGAACTATCCCGAGATCCACTTGAGCCATCCCCGACCAATCCGCCATCATAAAATTTACCAGCATTTATTTTATCTAATAAAGGCTTACCCATTTGCCTAACAGAATTAGCTTTTATGACATATTCTCCTTCGCTAAGCAT